AATAAAGTTTTGGATAATCTACCAACCATAATGGAAGAAATGATGAAGAAGGACCCAAAAGGTGCTGTGGATTTAGCATTAAAGATGTTAGAGTTCCATATGCCGAAGATGAGTAGAATAGAAATGAAAGCAGAAGTAGAACAAAGAATACAACAAATCTCTGTCAATATAACGCAAAAGCAAGTAGATGAATCTGGAAATTAATACAACGATAACATACCAAAACCAAAATGATTCACCAACGAGGATTACAATACATTACGGTGGAACGAGAAGTGGTAAATCATATGCACTACTACAATGGTGTATTGTGAAATGTTTGGAAGAAAAGCATGATATTGTTATTGTAAGAAAAACCATCCCATCACTTAAAAGAACAATCATAAAAGATTTCCAAGATATAATGCAAGAGTTGGGAATATGGAATGATAATGATTTTAATATTACTGATAGAGTATATGAATTCTACACAGGCTCTACAATAGCATTTCTATCAACCGATAATCCAGAAAAGTTAAGAGGATTAAAATCTTCTATTCTATGGTTGGAAGAAGCAAATGAAATAGATGAAGAATCTTATTTTCAGTTAAGAATACGTTGTACAGGTCCTATTATGTTATCCCTAAACCCTACAATCTCTCCACATCATTGGATAAGACAGATAGAAGGAGCTACACAATTCTTTACTACATTTAAAAACAATCCATACCTGCCAAAAGATGTTGTGAATAGTATTAAAGATTTGGAAAGAACAAATCCAAAAGCATGGAGAATCTATGGTATGGGTGAGTTTGTAACAAATGATAAAGCAGTATTTGAATTTAATGTAGTGGATTGGGTACCTGATGATGCTGAGTTTGTTTGTATAGGAATAGATTTTGGATACTCTAATGACCCAACAGCTATCGTATCACTATTCAGAAAGGATAGAGAAATTTATTTAGTTGAGAATTGCTATGAAAGAGGATTGGTAACAAATGATATTGCAAGTAAACTACGAAACATAATCGGAGATAATCGTTGGGAAATATGGGCAGATAGTGCAGAACCTCGTTTGATAGAAGAATTATACCGAATGGGATTCAATATTAGACCGGTAGTAAAAGGAAAGGATAGTATTAACTTTGGTATTCAAGTACTTCAAAACTATTCAATCAATCTACCACGCACTTGTCAGAATTTAGTAAATGAATTTTATGGATATGAATGGGAGACGGATAGATTCGGTAGACAACAAGATAGACCGATAGATTTTAATAATCACCTTATTGATGCAAGTAGATATGCAGCAATGATGAGATTATCGCAAGTAGCAACAGCGAAAGGAAAATATGTAATCAGAGTAAAATAATAATATGGAAGAATTAGATTTAAACAACCTAACAAAAGATGATTTTATGGAAATGGCAAAGTATGTAGCCCATACTGAAGCACAAAACAGGGTATTGGTAGAACAATTGAGAGAAGCAAAAGCAAATCTAACTGCAGTTGTACACCAAAGAAATTCACTCAATGCTAAACTACAATATATGGTGAATGAAAAGATAAATACAGTTGATGTACAATCTACAATATTGGAAGTAAAGAGTGATTTAGAAAACCCTGAAATGTATAGAGTACCTAAAGAGAGATTAGGACTATCACCAAAAGAAGATAGAATATGAAACAAACAATTAAATTAGAAGTACCACAAAGTTGGAGTGCAGTAACCTTAAGAGATTATTTAGCACTTCGTAAAGATATGGAATCGTATAAAGATAATGAAGAAGCATTAACTGCTTGTTTATTCCATCACTTATGCCACTTCCCTTTAGAATATCTACAACAAATGGATATTGATACATACATCTCAATTAAAAATGATATTCTTAAATTCTATAATGGGACGGATTATCCACTAATTAGAAAAGTAGATATAGGTGGTGTTAAATACGGCTTTGAACCAAACTTATCACAAATGGCATATGGTGCTTATGTTGATATATCTAAATACGAAACGTTGGACATAGATGATAAATGGGCTGAGATTATGTCCATACTATATAGACCTGTTGTGAAAGAGAGTGGAGCATTGTACGATATTAAACAATATGAAGGTGTAATTGATACAGACAAATGGTTAGATGTCACTATGGATGTACACTTTGGAGCGATTTTTTTTTTCAACAATTTATTAAAGGACTTATTGAAAGGTATCCAGAAATCTTTGATGGTGGAATTAGCGGAGATGGATTTGCCGTTGAAGCTCAAGCAAATTTTGGTAGAAAATGGAAAGGTTATTCATCAATTATCCAACTTGCACAAGGAGACGTTACCAGAATCAATGAGGTTGTAAAAGAACCATTGGAAAAATGTTTACTATTTCTATCTTATGAAGCTGATAAAATACAATTAGAAGAATTAGTACATAAGGCTGCAATGAGAAAAGCCGGTGTTAAGTAATCTCATACTTTTGTTTCTTCAATTGTTAAATCAGTAAACAATCCTATGAAACTAAAAACATCTTATGTTCCTAAACAGAAATTTGAAGCAACTCCATCGTTGAGTTCTCCAAGAAAGGGAAGTAGAATGGGCTGTTTGTGCAGAAATAAAAATACATACTCTATAAAGTGTTGTGATAAAACTATTGGTGCACAGGGGATTGGTTTAATATATAAAAATCCATAACATGCCAACACCAGCTTACAATTCAAATATGAGAAAATGGTCAGGTGTTTACTTTGGTCCAACCAGAGGTAAAGCAACAGGCCGTAATAAACGTAGAGGATGTCTGTGTGTTGATACTGATATATACTCAACTGAATGTTGTGAAGGAGCATTGATTAACCAAACTATTGGTCAAACTCAATCAGCGTACAATAATAATAGAGGTGCTTTCAGTAGTGGGTTTAGTGATGGGTTTCAAACTGGTGATATAACACCATAAAATATATAAACATATACAAATATATAAATATATAAAGAGATGTCTCAATTAAATAAAACACAATTAGAGAATGTAAACCAAACAAACTTTCCTAACAACAATACGCAGTTTATTACTCCTACTAAGTTAAGAGAGTTTAATACGGACATTATTGATTCTATGGTAGATGAACAGAGCTACAATGTAGATTCATCGTCAATTGTAACACATTTGGATTCATTACAGGCTGAAGTAGATGCTTTGGTATTGTCTGGTAGTGGTGTGGTAATTCAAGAAGAAGGTGTAACACAGGGTACAGCAACTGCATTAAATTTTGTTGGTGCAACAGTAACCGCATCAGTAGCTTCTGGTACTGCAACAATAGTTGTAAATGCAACACAAACTGATTTGAGTGGATTAAACCAATTCTCTCAATCTATCAATGCTTATACAGGTTCAATTAATCAGTTCACTCAATCAATAAACCAATACACTTCATCAAACAATCAGTTTAGTGCAAGTGTGGCTAGTGAGATTGATGTATTACAAGCTGAAGTTGATTCACTTCAAGCGGTGACTGGTTCATATACAACTACATCATCATTTAATTCATATACTTCATCTAATGATGCTAAAGTAAATGCTTTAATTAGTGTAACTGGTTCATATGCCACTACATCATCTGTAAACTCATTATCTTCTTCAGTAGCAAGTAGATTAACAACCGATGAAGCACAAATACAAGCACTTATCAATGTAACAGGCTCTTATGCAAGTACATCTTCATTGAATAGTTTATCTTCATCTCTTTCAACTCGTTTGACAACTGATGAAGGAAATATAACTTCAAATACAAATAGAATACAAAGTTTGGAAGCTAAGACCGGTTCTTACGCAACAACTGGCTCTAATATATTCAATGGTAATCAAACAATAAATGGTAGTATCAATGTAACAGGAGATATTACAGCATCTAAATTATTAGTACAAATTGAAACATCTTCAGTAATTTATTCATCAGGTTCAAACCAATTTGGTGATGCATTGGATGATATTCAAACTCTTTTTGGTAGAGTATTAATTACAGGTTCTCTAAACGTTTCTCAATCCCTTACAGCTTCTCTATTAGAAGGATATGCATGGATTGGTGGAACTGGAAATATAACACAATTAGTTCCAACATCTTCATTTATAGCAATCGGAACATCTGGTACTTCTGGTACTGCAGGAACTTCTGGTATAAATGGCACTAATGGCACAGGTGGTACATCAGGAAAAGATGGTACAAATGGCACTGCAGGTAGTGGTGGCACATCAGGAAAAGATGGTACAAACGGTACAGCTGGCTCTGGTGGAACATCAGGAGTAGATGGCACGAATGGAACTGGTGGCACAAGTGGAATAAACGGAACAAACGGGACCGGTGGAACATCTGGAATCAATGGTACAAATGGCACAGGCGGAACAAGTGGCAAGGATGGTACTTCTGGTATAGATGGCACTAATGGTACGGGTGGCACAAGTGGAAAAGATGGAACATCAGGTATAAACGGAACAAACGGTAGTGGTGGTACGAGTGGAGTAGATGGCACAAATGGTACAGCAGGCACTTCTGGTGTAAGTGGCACAAATGGAACTGCAGGAACATCTGGTACTTCTGGTCTTAATGGACAAGCGAGTGGACGTGTTTATTACTTTAATGGTAGTGTAACAGCTTCGGTATCAGGTTCGGATTTTAACGAATTAGGAGTACAACCTGTATTAGGTGGAACATTTATTGTATCTCAATCTCTTTCAGGTTCTGGTGTAGCGCAAGTATTAGATAGATACCTTACTGACCCATTAGGGTTCAAAGTAATACCTGGTGGATTACAAACATTCCATTTTAATATGTTGAAGCCTGCACAAAATGATAATATTCAAGCGCAGGTAAGTCTTCAATTAACAGATGTGAATGGTACTCCTTCTGGTTCTATAATAACTTCATCATTCTTTGAAATTGGATGGAATGGACCTACAACACCTGATTCAGTAATATTAGATTTCGTATTCCCAACAACTACAATCAACTCATCTTCAAGAATGAGTGTAGATATATTAGCTAAAAATAATGATGCATCTCCTAAAGAAATAAAATTCTATACTGAAGGTGACCAATATTCATTTGTTGTAACATCAGTAGGATTTGATAATGGAACATCGGGTACTTCAGGCACATCTGGTACAGGCGGTAGCTCTGGCAAAGATGGCACTAACGGTACAGGAGGAACAAGTGGAATTAATGGCACTAATGGAACAGGTGGTACATCAGGAAAAGATGGTACTTCTGGCGTATCTGGAACATCTGGTAAAGATGGAACTTCTGGAATAAATGGAACAAATGGCACTGGTGGTACTTCTGGTAAAGATGGTACTTCTGGCGTATCTGGAACATCTGGAATCAACGGTACTTCTGGAGTGAATGGAACATCGGGTGTAAACGGAACGAGTGGCATTAATGGGACAAATGGTTCTGGTGGTACTTCTGGTACATCTATATCTCTTACAATAGCAGATGAT